GTCCTTTTAGCGTAAAACCATACTGCTTATTAAACATATTAGAAAACGAATTTGGAGAAGAAAAATGAAAAATAATTATCAATTAAAAATTTTACCTCAATATTTTGAGGAAGTAGTCAACGGAAACAAAAAAAGCGAATTAAGATTTAACGATAGGGATTTTAAGGTGGGGGATATATATGACCTTCGTGAGTATAATCCTACAAGGAAAAGATACACCGGAAGGGCAATTACAATTAGAATTACCTACGTCTTAAAAGGGTTTGATGCTCTCAAAGAAGGTTGGTGTATGTTTTCTTTTGAGAGAAAAGAGGATTGTATGCCAAACTTGGTAGCGCCTAACTATGAAGCCGAATACCACCGTTGTGTAGGAACTATGGCAAGAATACATAACGAAAGAGAAGAGAATAAGTCTGCTATACTTGCACTTACAAAACTTGTAGCCGAACAAAGTCAAAAGATTGCAAGCCTTGAACAAGAAAAGGAAGATGAATATTGGAGAAGGAGGGATAACAAATGAAAAAGAAAAAGATAGATATCCTTGACTTCCTCCCGGAAGAAGGAATGAAAGCCTTTGACAAACTTGGATATGACTTCCTTGCTGCTAATGGCTATAACGTGGAAGGTGCAATAGAATCCGAAAAAAGAAGGTTTGAAATTAAGAAGGAACTTGAAAAGAATGGAGAGGCTCTCTTCTATCGTGGTGCGGTAGACAAGGAAACTCAAAACATTCTTGTGTGGTATGAACTCAAAGCCAAAGACGGAACTATTAAGAGGAGTAATGGTATAAAGTTTATGCCAAGAAAGGTTGAGGAGGGGAAAGATGAAGAACGAAGAAAAAGCCCTTGAAGAAAAATGCCTAATCATCAAACAAGACCTCCGTCAACTTCGTAAGTTGTCGCATAGTATTGAAGCCTATCTTGAAATGGAGAAGAGACACAAGGCAAGACTTGAACTCTTAAAGACTATACCAAAGCAAGAGGTTGACCTTCTTGAAATCAACAAGATAGAAAAGATACTTAAAAGTATAAACGTCAAGAAACATATTGAGCAAGCCTCAAGCCTTGAAGAGAAGTATATGAGAGCCATTGACAAGTTAGACCCTCTTGACAAGACCATAATCCTTGAAGGATACATAAATGGAAAGGCTTATTGGAAACTTGGTAAAGAGATAGGGTATTCCACTACCGGGATACAAAACCGAATCAATGTAATCATAAGGCAAATAGCAAAGAATTTATAATACAAAACTACTTTGGAAAAGTCTGTTGTCCAAAGTAGTTTTTTTTATGCAATAATTTATAGTGAAGAGGAGTAGAAGGGCAATTAGGCTTGCTCCCTTCGTGGTTTTCACCACTCCTCTTCAACAACTTAATATAGCAGAGTAGAGAAGAAGTAATCTCGCCACCCTCATCAAGGTGGAGAACGGTGGTGCAAACCCACCCTCTGCAACCAAACCCACTTGCCTTCTTATGGGATAAGAGAGAAAGAGAAGGCTATTCTTTGTGTGAATGGCAAAGACAATAGATATCTTATTTGCCGAAGATATTTATTTGTAGGGATTTAGATGAGTAGGGGCAAAGAAACGCTCATCATCAATTTAAGGGAGCAGCCAAGAGGTAAAGGCACAAGGTTTTGACCCTTGCACTCAAATGTTCAAATCATTTCTCCCTTGCCAAATACGAAACAAGGAGGTGTTATTATGGCGAAAGGTCAAAAGTATAATGACGATATCAAAGAAAAAGCCTATGCTTTATTGGCAGTCAATAATAACGTCTCTTTTGTTGCCGAGAAGTTAGGACTTCCAAGGACTACCGTGAAGAGTTGGAAGGAAGCCTATGACAAGAAGGCAAAAGAAAGTGGCGAAGAAACGATTGCCGAACTTCGCCAAAAAAAGAAAGAGGAGTTTGTAGAAGATGCTTGGGGCTTAATTGGAAAGATACAAACTCTTTTGGAAAGAAGGCTAAATAGGGCAATAGAGAGTGAGAATGTCATTGACGAACTTTTGAATGAAATTCTACAACTTGATTATAAAGATTTGACCACACCACAAAGACAAGCCCTTTACAAAAAGATATCTACCATAAAGGTGGAGAGCGTGAAGGAGTTGGCTACGGTGCTTGGAACTCTCTATGACAAACAAGCGCTTGCAAACAATGAAGCAACGCAAAGAGTGGAAGGAACTCTTGAATTTAAGAAGTTTGAGGACTACTAATGATAAGAGTTGCCGACATTATCGCAAAGCGAAAAAGGATATGGGAAGAGAAACACGATTTAGAGTTAGATAGGGAACTTGTAAGGGCTTCGGTTAGAAAAATCCTATCTGACATAAACCTTGTAAATGAAATAAGGGCAAAGCCGTATCTTCTCATAGAGGTAGCCTTCTACATAGTAGACAAGAAAAAGAAGAGTGTGCCATTCTTCCTCAACGAAGTGCAAAGAGACTTTATCTCCAAGTATGAGGAATGGGGAACTAAAAAGGCATACTTCATCTTGAAGGGAAGGCAACAAGGCTTTACAAGTCTTATAACGGCTATGCAATTATCTTTTGCAATCGTCCAAAAGAACTTCTCCGGATTTACTCTTGCAGATAGTGGAGATAACACAAGAGCAATCTTCAACGATAAAGCAAGAACAGTCTACACAAGACTCCCGGAAGAATTAAAGCCTACGGAAAAGTTTAACTCCGTCAATGAGTTATTCTTTGATAAACTCAACTCATCTTGGCGTATAGCAACTGCAACCGACCAAGTAGGACGTTCAAGAACACTAAACTTTGTTCACTTCTCCGAAGTAGCATTTTACGAGTGTAGCCTTGCAAACCTACAAAAAGGTATAGGTGAAGCAATGACCGAAGATGCTTTTAGAGTTTACGAGACTACGGCTAACGGATTTAATGAGGCAAAAGATTTATGGGATTCAAATACTTGCTATAACCTCTTCTATGAATGGTGGAGGACTTCGGAGTATCGTAGTAATGAGTATGAGTATCTTGAAACTAATGACCCTTGGCTATTAGAGAGAATAGAAGTCTTAAAATCCAAAGGATTAGACAAGGAGCAAATAACTTGGTATTGCAAGAAGTATGACTCATATCTTGACAAAAACACGATAAAACAAGAATATCCTATAACCCCGGAAGAAGCCTTTATTTCAAGTGGAGACTGTGTATTCAATAAGGAAGCATTAGTCAATCAAATAATCCATTGTCAAGCCTTGCAACCCCTTAAAAAAGGTTATTTTACCTACAAGAAGATTGCCAACCCTATAAAGGATAGCAAAGGGGAAACGGTAGATATAGAGTGGCAAATAAAAGATATAGAGTTTGAAGAAAGAGTAGACGGATATATCACAATCCACGAAGAGCCAAGAGTGAAGTATGACAATGATGAAAAGATAATCATAGCAAAATGTCCTTATGTCCTTGGTGGAGATACTGCCGGAACGGGAATTGACTACTTTACCGGGAAGATGATTGATAATACTAATGGAAGAACGGTAGCCACATTACGAAAACAAAAGATAGATGAAGATTTGTATGGAGAGCAAATGTTATGTCTTGCCAAGTATTACAATGATGCTCTCATAGGAATTGAAACGAATTATAGTAGACACCCTATAAGAGTTATTCAAAAGTATGGCTATACAAACCTTTATTTGAGAGAAAGAGTTGATGAAGTATCCAAGAAAGTAGAAAGGGTATATGGCTTTGAAACCACACGAAAGACAAAGCCTATAATCATAGGAGAACTTGTTGAACTTATGAGAGACCCTTCCATTGAGGTGGATACCGAAACACTCAAAGAGATGACCACTTTTGTAAAGAAAGACAATGGGAAAATGGAGGCAATAGAAGGCGCTCACGACGATTTAGTTATGGCAAAAGCAATAGCGCACTTTGTATCAAGTCAACAAACCACACAATGGATTGAAGAAAAGCCTCAAGATGATGACTTCATTACAAGAAACTTTGCAAGTAGTGAAAACGATAATAGCAACTTTATGAGTTGGGAGGATTTTTAATGAAAGAGTTTTTCAAAAAATTACTTATATTCCGTAGGTTAAAGAAAGTAGAAGAAGAAAATGCTCTCTTGAGGCAAGAAGTAAAAGAGTTAAAAGAAGAGTTGAACAAACGAACTATCTCTCAAAAGACTATGCAACAAGATAATGAGCCTGTTTCTACCTCTCAAATATTAAGTGAGTGGCTAAACGGAGAGGAGGGTGCAAATGGATAATACAACCGAAAGAGAAACTACAACCTTATGGGAAGATTATCAAAATGGTTTAACCTATCAGCAAAATAGTGGGCTTGCCAAAAACCTTCCTACCTTCGTAAACTTCTACGAAGGAAAACAATGGGCTGCACCAACCAAAAACACTAAAAACCTACCTCGTCCGGTAGTGAATATAGTCAAGATGATATGTAGGAGTAAAAAGAGTGCAATCCTTTCTACTCCGGTAAAAATCATTTATAAAGCCGAAAACGAAAGT